TCACTCCTTTGCCTTTTTTGTGGCTTCGTAGCTTGATGATGCATAATAGGCTGCTAGGGTAATTCCTCCGAACCACTTCAAGAGTTCTGCTGTATTAGGCGGCACGTCAACACCTTGAACTCTGCATGCAATTAAAACTCCTCCTACCAGCACCGCAGCATAAACCGCTAAAGGCTTTCTCAAAGGCCTTGACCCTATCCAGTTCAACATGGAATCACTTCCTTAAGAAAGTTGGGAATAGAGAATGTGCTGTCCATCCGATGACGCCACCAACCACCCCCGCAGCAGTAATCCACGCCTTGAGCCCTGCATACTGCCGTTCTAGCTCACTAATTCTTGCATGCTGCCCCTCTTGATCAGAAGATAGCTCGGCCATCTGCCTATCCCTGTCATCGAGCCGCTGCTCAATTCTGGCGGTTCGGTCGCGGATCTCCAAAAGAATCTTGCTGTCTTCAGTCATCAAGATCCCTCCTTGAAAGCTGCCTCTATTCCTCTAAAGAGTGCAACTGCCATTAAGTCCTGATACGCAGCATTTGAAAGGAGCGTCTCCATTTTTGAATTCGTAATAAAATCCAGTTCGATAAGAACTGCTGGCATAGATGTCCTTCTAAGCACACAAAAATTGGACTCCTTATCAATATCTCCATCGCTCCAGTCTCCACGGATCACTACATCAGGGAATGCTTCCGCCCACGCTTTCGATATACTCGTAGCGACATCATCAGCCCTTGTTTTTCCACGGCTCGTCCATACCTCAAAACCACTTGCCCGTGCGGAAGCTGATCCGTTGCAATGAAGCGACAAAAAGAGATCCGCATTGAAGGCGTTAGCCATAATAGCTCTGTCGTTCAACCCAACAAAAAAGTCCCCCCGGCGTGTAAGGAGGACTTTGTGTTTTGGTCCGAGCAGTTTTTTCAATTTCAGTGACACCGCCAAGGCGACATCTTTTTCTTTCTTGCCCTTTGGCCCCACGGCCCCCGGGTCTTTCCCACCGTGGCCGGGATCGATGACTATGCGCATACCCTCACATCCTCAGTATCATTACCGCAATAAAAATGACCGCCCCTGTGAGCAGGAGCGGCCAGAAATCCTGGGACTGACTCGCTACCACATAATCTCCTCCAACTCCTCAGGCGACTCCGCCGCCTCGATCAGCTACCAGCTTATGCTGTCCAGATCACTCTGGGTCTGCGCTTCGGATATATCATACCGAAGCAGTTGCTTCTTCGCATGCGCCTGTGCAAATGCAGTACTCATTTCCAGAAGCACGGTCTGGGCATCGGCAAGGGGAATGTCGTAATGGCTCACGTCGTTGGCATCGGTGAGGTAAATTGTAGTTGCCCCACTTGCCTGTGCAATCTTGATGGCCCCTTCCACCATGATGCTGTCCTTCATGTCGAACTGCATAGGGAAGCCGAGGGAGGTCATAACGCTTCCTGCGACATGATCTTTGTGCGACCGTGAGATTTCACTGTACTTGCGTTCCCGTGCCTGTTCAAACTTGTCCTCAACTGTAATTACCTTTGTCCAATCAATACTCATTCCGGCAACACCACCTCTCCGTCATTTGTTACAGTAAGCGGCTCTGGGAATCTCGCTTCATGCGATGCGTTGGCACCGTGTGGCAGTAATATTGTCAGTTCGATTTCTCCGTTGATGCGGTTTACATCTGAGAGAATAAACTCACAACCAATTGCCTCACGTGGTAATGTTGCACCTTCTGGCAACTGTGAAAAATCATAGGTATCACCGTTTATTGTGAGAGCGTCACCAACCTTAGATACTTCTAGGGTTCTATCGTCTCTTATTGGGCTAAGATTAATCAACATTAGTACCACCTCCCGATTGCAAATGACACAATCACCATTGATGTCCCTGTCGCACGGGGATTAATATCGAGAAAACTCAAGGCACACGATGTTGTGGTTGGGTGAGATATGCTCGACCAAGAACCGCTTGATCCCCATTTTGATTGATTTATCGCAACGGGCGCAACTGAAAACTCACATGGAAAAACCCAATCCCTGCTTCCTACATAAAGACTGCCGTATACACCATTAATTGCTTGATTAGTTACAGTCTGGTTTAAATAGCACTCCATCGTACCATCAACAAACTTTACATACTCTCCGTTCGCATTTGAACCACTTTCCCAAATTGCACTCGTATGCTGTTGTACCGCATACAGCACAGCCGATATTCCGTTGTTTATTATATTACCTGCCACGGTTATGGTTGTAACGGTGTCATAAACTGATGCACTAACCACCGCATAAACCACGCCTCCTGTGCCAGTGATTTTAAGGACTCTGCCCTTCGTAAAGATTGCCGTCTGGTCACCTGTGACGCTGAATTTATTAGAGGCAACGTATGTCGGAGTCAGCCCTGTCGGATAGAACTCGCCGAAAGCCGCTTTGAATCCAGCAGGCGTAACTACACGTTCGTTGTCCGTGCCTTGTTTAACCTCGTCTGGTGTGGCAAGTTCAACTACGCCTTTGACGGTTTCAGAGGCTTTTGGCAACCCATACTGAGCCAACGAGTAATCAACTGCGCTGATAGAGGCTGTAATAGTGCCGTCTATCACCACATTCGTAACGGTGTCAAACGCACTCGACACAACAGAGAGATATTTAATCTCTGCACCGTCAGTAATTTTGAGTATTCGCCCCGCCGTGAATATTCCTGTCAGGTCGTCAGGCACGCTGAACGTAGTCGCATCAACGTAAGTCGGCGTTACATTTGACACCTTGAACTCGTCAACGTTCGCTGTGGTCGGGTCTTTTAGTGTTCCGTCAGGGTTAATGCTAACGTTTAGACGTGACGAGAGATTACTTAGAGTCCCTTTCGCCGCCGCTACGTCAAGCCCCAGCGTGTTTGTTGCCGCAACCTCAATCCATGCCGTACCATCATAAATGTGCTCAATTCCTGTGTCCGTGCGGTAACAATGCTGTCCCGCAACTGGCGTGTCTGGAAAAGCTGTACCGCTGAAACTTGACCTCAATGTGTTCTCGTTGTTGCGACCGTTAATGTTGTCCTGCAAAATATTAGTAGTCCCGTCAGGGACATCTGAAATGTATGTCTGAGCCATCTTTTAACCTCCTTTTTAATATCCTTTAACAACTAATTGAACTTGCCCTGATACTGCCGCCCCCGTGCGGTTGTAGCATTTGAGAGTAAGCCCCGCCTCGGAAAGCAACGTAACATCAGGGAAAACATTTCCTGAGCCGCCTATTACCGTTGTTGTAATTTCGGTTGGCGTGGCGTAGAAATCCTTGTCATAATCATTGACAAAGTTGACTGTCAACCCTCCGCTCGGAACGCTGACCACCTCGGAGATGGTGATGTCAGGCACGTCATAATATTGCTGTAGTTTTGTGATTTCAACGTGCGCTGTTGTGCTTGTGTAACTGAGTTTTAACTTGTACTGGATATACCTAAACGCATACTCTCCTGACAGGTACGGAACCCAGTCCGACCATGTAACGTTGTCATCACTGAATCTGATGTCGATCGTCTCAATGGCGGGCATTGTGATACGGCCGTAAGTGTCTGTCGGATATTCGCTGTATATGCGCTCGCCAATGTCGCCGTAGGTCGGCGTTGAGCCAAATAAAACTTGCCAGACAAAATCATACAGAATCCCAGTATTACCTACTTTGAGCGTGTCAATTACGTCTGATTCAAGCTCTGTGTAGTCCTGAGCCACTCCATAATGCTCAATCAGCAGTTCTGAGTACGTGTCCTGCAAGTCCATGTATCTGATTCGTGATTCGGCAATAAAATACCCTTGCTCGGACATGTACAGTCCATCAAGGGTCATGCCTGTGCTGTTACTTATATCGTCTCGGTTCAGCACGATGTTTTTGTAATTATTCATTCCTGAAACATTGCAAACGGAACTGACGGCGTTGACTGAGTAGTTGCCGCCGTTGTCAACGCCTTTTGCCCAAAATACATGTGTGCCATCCCATAATCCCTCAACGGTCGCCGGGAAAGTGCGCACTACAGCGTAAGCACTCGCAGTCTCCCACGATGTGCCGCCACGCCTTATTTCCACTCTGTTGTAGTCGATGTTCGTTGGCGTTAAGCCTGAGAACGTGACGTGGGAGCCATTCTGCGCCGCCGTGAAGCGTGTCAGGTCGGGCGGCGGCGAATCAATGCCTTTAATGTAATAAGGTGTGCTTACTGTGCCTGTTGAGCTGAACCCCCAGCTGTTTACGGTCTCGACTTTAACGGTTATCGTGTTGCCGATTCGCACATTACTTACTTCACAACTCGGAGCTGTTCCCTGTGGCACATCCTGCCAGTAGGTATAAGCCCCGCCGTTGTAGGAGTAGGACACCCTGTATCTGGATGCGATGTCAACAGGAGGCCACGTTGCAAAAACCGAGGCGACATGAGTACCATCCCTGAGTTTATATCCGTCTTCCGTCAGTGCTACCCTTGCCACGTTGGGCGGGTTAGTTGGGTCATCTAGCTGAGTGTTGATCCTCTCAGGCACGTCTAACGCCCTGTCGTTGTATATCTCTGCGACATACTCAGAGCAAGACACTGTAATTAGGTCGTCCGTGCTGTCATTGTCTGTTACGGCTATAACCCTAAACCATTTGTCAACCCATCCCGGCAGGTCGTGAGTCAGCGCAATAACATCTCCTGCCTCAACGTCTGCGTCTTTAAGCGAAAGATTGAATGTGCAGAAGTTGCGAACTCCCTGAGAGCTGTCGAGGATATAAGCCCCCATGCGCCCGGCCTGTGCGCTGTTAGTGATTCCACGAAGTGAGAATGACCGCTCGAAAACACCTCTTGCGTTTATATCAGCGACATCTTCAAACACTGTCGTGGTCAATTCGTAACTCTGAGCAGGGTCTACCCACTCAATAACTACCCTGTTCAAGATGTCCTCATCCGCACTCTGCCACCATGAGAATGAGCCTTCTACTATCTGGTCAAGCCCAACCTTCTTGTAATAAGTCGAAGCGGGCATGTCAATGTAAAGCCCTATTTTTTCACGGTGCAGAACGTATCCACGGCAACAAGCCAGCATCTCGGATAAGATGTCTATAGCCGACTTCTGCGTGTCGATAATGTAATCAAGGCTGAACCTCGGAAGTCCTCCTATAAGCCCATCACAATAATTCGCCGCCGCAAGAAATGAGGCATAGTCGAGTTTGGCTGATGGGATACCTAAACCGTATCTTGTATTGGTCAGAAAGTCCCTTATTATCCATGCTGGATTGCGGCTGAACTTTGTCCCTGTCGGAGTCCAAATTTTCATCCCCTTGACCATTGAGGTGATTACTGGATTGCCGCTTAGATTTTCCTGCGCTTTGAGCGTTACCGCTACAAAAGCGAGGTCGTTCGGGTAAGGTCTACGTCCGCTAGGGTCACGGCTGTCTCGTGTGGTCGAGGTCGTGTTGAGATATACTGACGCCGAACAGTCTTTTATCGGCATTGTGATAACCGTTTTGCCGTCTGTATCAAGGATACGGCGCATGTTCTCATCGGTCTGTGAGAGATATTGGGACTTTGAGCAGTTGACAAACGCCCATACATAACGGATACGCTCTTCACCCTGCTCCCTATCATAATAGGTTTGTTTTACTAGCTGTTTTCGTTGATAAATTACCGCCCGCCCATTAAACGGATCGTTAATATTAAATTCATTCGCATATACATCATAAATGCTCTCAACTGGACCCTCTGAGATGCCGATGTACCTGATGACCCTTGTTTTTCCCGCATCAAGAAAACGCTCGTAAAACACGTTGCCTGCTACCTTCACGGGACCGCCGTAGATAATCGGAATCGGCAGCATTTGAGTTTTTGTATTCTGGAGCGGCCCGAAGGCATAAGAGGGGCTGTTCTCGCCGATGTCTATTTCCTGCGACATAAATAGCGAACCGATTGACACAAGTTCAATCAGCGCGGCGAAGCCAGTCGCAAATGTTAAGGCTGTTTCGCCTATTGCTATACCAATTAATGTGGCCACTCACTCACCCCCTCAACCTCCAGAATCGGATACCCTTCAACGGTCTATATCTGCTGATCCTGCTTGCGCTGTTTAGCCCCGTGTGAAGAACTAGCCCTTCATCTACAAGAGTAAGGACATGACAGTAGCCGATTGTCTCGACCGTTGCCATGTCCCCAACTTGAAACTTATCTACTTCGTTACAGAATCGCGGTATTATCTCTATAATTCTGTGTGAAAACTGTCTTAAATCCTTGTTATACCAACATGTATCAATATCTCCGAGTTCAACTTTTCTGCCCCATAAAATCTTTTGTGCATATATCGCCAGACTTAAACAATCCGCTTCTTCGGGTGGATTACCTGACCCCCACGGAATACCGATTAACCTATCCACGGTAGACCCGCCTGACATCTTTTGCGGCAGGGATATAAGGGAAGTCGTTGATACAGTAGAACCGCCGTGGGCATTTCTTTTTAAGGCTAAAGTCAGCCCAAACTTCCGCATTGATAGCAGTCTCGGTTATAACCGCCTTTTTAATGTGTCCAACAAAGAGTAATTGCGCTCCGTCCGGATATGCCAAAAGGTCACGGAATCCTCTGAACACGTGAACCTCTACGCCGTTCAGTTTATAAAACTGCGCCAATGCCGAGAATGTCCTGTCCACGTTGTCAAGGCTGATTGTCGATGTCTCTATCGTGTTATCTGTTGAGACCTGGACTTGCTCAAACTTGACACCGCATGAGTAATAAGTTTCCGCTGTCCCTGACTCGTTGAACCAATTAATATCTGTCCTGCTATGCGTTACAGGGTCAAAATCGCAATCGGTGAGGTACAGGCTCTCCTTAACAGCGGGATTCGCCACGCTCGGAATGTTCAATATCCTGACAAACAGTATCGGCGCAATCTCAGCTTGCGCTATCTCGGTCTTGACTCGTGTGCTTGCCCTGCTCATTTAGAGAACCTCCTCTATAATTACGGAACATTCCCCGAAAGAGGTCAGACCGTGGCGTGTCATACTTAAAGAGCTCTCCTTAAATGTGACTGATATAGCTGTACTTTCGCCCGGCGGTGTCCAGTTAAACGCCTCATAACTGCCTTTCCGTGCGTTATAAAACGTCACAACATCGTCTACGGTTGACCATGCACCCTTAAATGTCAGATTCCACTCTCTGGGCTTTGCCCCCTTATATCTGCGTTGAGTTTTCCCGCTTTCAAAGGTCGTCTTTAGGACGTTATGGCTGTAGCCAACTTCCCAGATATACTGTGGTATAACGCTGAATGTCTCAGCCATCAACTACACCCCCTGCTGTATGGCTTTTCGGACAGAGCCATTGCGATAGATATTTTCGATAACGAGGGATTCCACGGCAGCTTTGTTGTTTCTCAGCATCTGAATAAATGACTGACTGTCTACGGCGTTGATGTTCATGGTGATATGCGTCTCGCCACCGCCTTCAGCCTGTACACCTAGTTCCCCGCCTGTTGTCCGTGTCAATGGCATGACAGCCTCCGGCCCAGCCTCACCCATGAGCCCCAGCCCGTGCGCCATGGGGAATATGGTCGGCCGGTCCACGATACCGCCATTTGCGAAGGGCACGATATTCACGCCCGCGCCGCCGCCGTCGGCGAAGCCGAACAACCCAAAAATCGATTTCAGCAAGGTGCCCTTGATTACAGCATATGCGATGTCCTGCGCCAGACGCCGCAATGAATCACCCAGATCTTCACCATACGCTATGGCCCCGGCGAATGCACTAGAAATTAGGTCAGGTACCTCAATAAATTTTTCCCTGAGTGCTGTTTCAGCCTCGCGGACAAAACTCCCCAGCGTCCTCGTGCTGGCCTGTATAGAGATATCGAGCGCCGTCATTGCGGAGTCGATCTGCTCTACCGCTCCGGGAAACATGGCGAACTGCTCCCTGATTTTCGTGAGGGCTTCCCTGTACTGCTCCAATCCGATATTGCCGATGTCGAGCTGCATCCGCAGGGCTTCCAGCGAACGCGCCGCGTCCTCGGAAGCGAAGGTCTGATTAAGTTCAAGAGCGATGTTTCTTGTCTCCTCCATGAGGTTTTGACGCTCTTTGAGGGCTTCTATTTCCTTGCCGGTCTGCTCCCCTATTTTTTTCGAGGATTCGATTCTCTTTTGCGCCTCTTCGTTTGAGATGCCAAGAGACTTGGCAAGCGAAACGGTCATTTCATCGAAGACCTGTTTCGTCGCTTTCCCTTGGGAACCTACCTTCTTCATCGCCTCTTCGGACTTTTTGAAGGTGTCGAGAATCGCCTGTATTTCCGGTGTTACTTGAGGTTGAGTTCCCGCCGTTACAGGAGTTTCCCTTGTGCCTCTTATCACGCTTCCGCTCTGCCGTGAAACGGAGTCTTTGTCGTACTGTTCAAGAGACTTCGCCAGCTTCATTGTCGCCTGCTCTTTGGACGCGATAGCAATGGAGCCTTTCCAACCCTCCGCCCCGAACAGCCCGCCGGTTCCGAGCGATTGCAGCTCGCGGAGCTTCCCAACGTCCATCTCGTTGATTTCCTTGTTGAATTTCGCCGCCGCTTCCGCCGAACCCTCAAACGACTCAGCAATCGCTATCAGGGCGACAGTAGCCGTAGCGACAATCCCGCCGGGAGTAAACATCCTCAACGCTTTAGAAGTGAGAATGAGAGACCGTGTAAGCTTGCTGATAGCCAACAGAACAGGACCTATGGCGGCGGCGTAAAGCCCGTAGCTTACGATGTTCGTCTTCATCTCGGGAGAGAGTTCGGAGAAGCTCTTCGTCAACGCAGCGACCCGATTAGCCACAACCATTAAACTCGGAGTCAGCGTCTCTCCTATCTCGCGCCCTGTCGCGGCGATGTTGTTCCGGAGGATGGCAAGCCGCTTTTCTGTGGTCTGATAGAATATCGCGGTCTTCTCCTGGAGTTCGTTGTTTTTCCTCCACGCCTCGCTGCCGAGCTTGACCGCGTTGGTGAATACCTCGCTTGCCCCAGTCGCCCTCAGAATGGCATCCCGGAGACGGATCTCTGTGATCCCCATTTTATCGAGCACCTCGATAGCCGTCATGCCGGTGCCCTCTAAGCTGGCAAGTCCCTGGATGAATTTTATGATTGCTCCCGTGGCGTCCTGCTCAAACAGGGTGGAAAATTCCTGTACCGACATCCCCGCTACGGTGGCAAAATCTTTAACCGCATCCCCGCCCTTAACGGTGGCGAGCTTCATTTCAATCATCAATTTCGAAAACGCTGTGCCGCCAGCCTGCGCCTCGATGCCGACACTGGACAAAGCGCCGCCGAGAGCCAGCATCTGCGCCTCGGTCATGCCCACCTGTTTACCCGCGCCAGCGAGCCTGAGACCCATCTCCACGACCTCTTTTTCAGTCGTGGCCAGAGAGTTACCTAGGGCAACCACTGTCGAGCCGAGCCGGTCGAAGTTTTTCTGGCTCATCTGGGTTATGTTCGCAAAACGAGCCAGCGAGTCTGCAGCCTCGTCTGCGGACATGTTGCTCGTCTCGCCCAGCTGGATCATGGTCTTTGTGAAGCCGAGGATATTTTGTCTCTTGATGCCGAGCTGCCCTGCGGACGCCGCCACCCGTGCGATCTCCTCCGCCGCCGTGGGCATGGTCTTGGACATCTCGACGATGCCCTGCTCCATAGCCTTCAGCTCCGCTTCCGTTCCGCCCACGGATTTTTTCACCTTGGCAAATGCGGACTCGAATTTCACGGCTTCCCGGACCGCCAGCGCTCCGAGTCCCACGAGGGGGGCGGTGACGTTGCGGGTCATGGCCGAGCCGAACCGCCGTGCGTTCGCGCTCAGCTTGCCGAGCTTGTACTCCACCCGCTTCAGACCACGCTCGAGTTCAGTCACGTCAGCGCCGAACATGTATCTAATCTTTTTCTTCGCCACTCTTATCCCCCCTCCTGGCCTTCACCCGTTTTTTCAGATGTTCGTGATATTCGCCCTTGCTCATAATTTCCCCGTCCACCCAGTACCCGGCCAGGTCGTTTGTCCGGACGGGATGCTTCAGCCGGCCGCAGGCGTTCATTATCCAGGCCGCGTGCTGTGCCCGTTTTTGTGACTCCAGATATTCCGAGTACCTCCAGGCATAAATGAGGTCGTCAACTTCGCCCCAGGTGAGCCGCCAGAGGTCCTCGTGAGTGAGCCGCAGGGGACCGAGAGCGATCAGCGTAAGTTCCTGTGCCGCCTTCTCCCAGTCCCCCGCCGTCAGTTTTTTCCCTTCTCCTCCGCGACCGCGTCAGGCAGCCCGAACACCCGTTTGAACGATGCGAGGAATTTAGGGACCGCCTCGCCCAGCGCATCAATGTACAGTTTCTCCTCGGAGTCGAGGAGATCTCCCACTTCGTCGAGAGTGAGGTCTCTGTTATCCCAGAGCATCCCCGCCCAGATAATGGACGTGCCGAGTTCCATGTCACGCCCGTCGAATCCTCCGGTGAGGATGTCCGCAGGCGATTTCCCGATTTGCTCCTGGAGTGCCCTCAGTGCGTTCACGCCGTATTTCAGTTCACCGATTTTCTCTTTCACACTCATGCCGGGTTCAACTCCAATTCCCCGTCTCCCTGGACGGAAATCGATACACCAACCGCGTCCTCGGTTGCGCCCGAAGGCGACCAGTTTGTGATATGGCCTGTCCCTACGTACTCCGCCAGTTCGTCGCGGAGTTCCACCGCCGGATCTGTCGCCCCGATGAGGGATGCGCTTCCGAGGGTGAGTTCCGCCTCCACCCCGGTGGGGAATGAAATGACAAAATCCGCTCCGTTCGCCACCACGAGGATTCCGGTGTCGTCGTAGGCTGTCCGGAGTGCGGTCTGTATGGCGGCCGCAGTGGCGTTGTACGGAAGAGCATCTGTTATGATCGTGTCCCCGTCGCCCAGGGTGAACGTACCGCCGCTGGCCCCGCCCAGGTCGAGGTCGTAGATTTCGTCCGCGCCAAAGGGTAGGAACGTAAATTCCATGGGGGTGCCCTCAAGCGCCCGCGCGACCAATTCCTCCTGCCCGTCGTCCGTAGGGTCGTAGAACAGGTCCATGGTGCCCGACCAGCCCGCCTGCCCCACGAGGAAATTTTTCCAGGTCGTGGAGAGCGTTGACACATCGATGGTCCCGAGGGCAGTCTCAATCGAGAATGACCGAACCTCCCCCACAGGCACCGCCACCCCGGCGACATCGAGCCTGACGATGGCCTTTTTTGCCGCTATTGCGCTCATGCCGTCACCACCCTAAGAGGCGTTGGCGTTCAGCGCAAGCTCGCCTGTGCCCTGGTAGGAAATGCTCAGTCCCACCGCGTCTTCCGTCGCGCCGGAGATGCCCATGGACGTGATGTACGCCGTGCCCACAAGCTCCGTTTTTCCCTCTCCGGCCCCAAGGGGCTGCACCGTGAGAGTGCAGAGCGTCCCGGCCCGCGCCTTGCTCACCAGGTCCGCCTGCGCTGCGTCCGTCGGGTCGTAAAAACACTCCAGGGTTCCCGACCAGCTAGACTGCCCCACAAGGTAGTTTTTCCACGTGGTGCTGAGTACAGACGCGTCGATGGTTCCCAGCGCTGTTTCAATGCTGTAACTCCGGACCTCCCCCAGCGCCGTGGCAGTCTCGCCCACCGTCAATTTCAGAACGCTATATTTCGCAGCAGTTGCGCTCATTCGATTACCTCCTCAAAAAAAGGCCCCTCGCATGGAGGGGCTTATCTATCGTATCCCTTGATTGTCAGTACGCCGTGATACCAGCCGGACGGGTCTTTCAGCACTGTTAGCTCCTCGTAGAACCACTCGGACGGGAGTGCCGCCCGCACAAGGTCGGCGATTTGCAGCACCTCTTTCCTGCCCTGGTAGCTGCTCCAGATGTCCAGGTCGTAGTACCAATTCCGCTCCGTCTCGTTGATAATCCTGCCCCGGAGGGACTGCTGATATCCGAGGGCGATGTATGGACCGTCCGTCCCTTCCGGAACCACGTCATAGACACCTGTGATTTTCGCCATGAGAGCCGTATTCCCGGTCAGGGCGGTATAGACTGCCTGCCCCACCGTTAGATGACTCATCCCTCCACCCCCTTGCGCAACGCCTCATACATCACGGCGGTCAGCCTCGCCTCCGTTTCCTGCTCGTGGGCGCGGCCGGAGGGGTACAGAAAAGGACGGGCGGGTTTTTTCTTCGTCGAGTGCTCGACGAAGTGAGCGTAATAAACGTCTACCCCACCAGATTTACCTCCTGCTGACACAGAAGCATCGAGGGTTTTCTTTGACACCCATGGTCTGATGGTTCTTCTCAATGCCCCGGTGTCAACAGGAACTCTCCGGCGTGCATCATCGGCAATTTTGTCCGCCATTTCCTTCAGTACCTTACGTGCGTCCTCTTGAACATCAATACGCGCTTTCCGAAGGTCGCGGATAAGTTCATTAGTCCCCTCAACTCTGATATTTATTGGATGGCTCATGGCAGTTCCACCTGGCAGTCGAGGTCCAGCCACTCGCGCCCTTCCGGACGGATCGCCTTGACGATGAGCCGGAACGTCCTCCAGAGCACCACGTCATTTATCTGCACGGTCATGGTGGTGGCGGACTGCCGTATCCGGACAATGTGCGTCCGGATCTCCGCGTCCGCCCCTGCGAGTATTCCGTCACGGGAAGCCGGTACCCTGACCCCCGCCCAGACGGTGGCGACCGCCGTATCTTTTACCGTCCAGCCGCCCATTCCGTCCGTTGTGCGCTTCTCCCGCTTGATGTCGATACGGTCGCAGAGTTCCCCTATCCGGCTCATACCGTCGCCTCCCGGTACGGGGCGAGCAACTGTTTCACGCCCCACGGGATGGTCTGTATGGCGTATTTCGTGTCGGCGGCCGCTTCCCGCTGTTCGTACCATTCTCCGATCAGCAGGAGCATGGCCTGTTTTATCGCCTGTGGTATGTTCGCGTCGTAGTCCGTTTCCTCCGTATCAGGGTCGCCCTCCTCCTCGCCGGGAATGACCGTGACCACAGGCTCATACCCGGTGGTATAGGTAATTTCGATGGCACCCGGTCCACGGAGCCGCGCTGTCGGCCAGGATTCAAACGGCTCGAGGCAGAGTTCACCACCGGGCGAGAGGTAATAGAGGTCAGTGCTCACGGTATGCTCTGCACCATCGCTGTCCGTGTATTTCACGGACTCGATTGACTGCACCGGGCCGCAGGGGAGACGGAAGGGGTCGTATGGCCACGAGGAGAGGTAGACGACCCGGGTCTGCTCTACGAGACTTCCGACGAGATAGTTTTCCACGTGCTCCCGGGCCGCAACGATCAAGGCGGTGATGAGGGTGTCATCTGATGTGTGGTCTACGCGGAGATGGAGCTTCACCTCCGCAGTCGAGAGAGGTTCAGCCGCCGGAGGGGTAATTACTTTCAGCTCCATCGGTTGTCACCTCACTTTTTCCGGGGCTTTGCTTTTGCCTTGACGGCTTTCTCCGCAGGAGGTTCCACTGCAGCCGTTTCCACCACCGGAGCCACCACAGGCGGCGGTGCAGGTTTCGCCTTTTCGATAGCCACGGCGTAGCCTCCGGATACCAGCCCGGCAGCCACATTGAGAGGCAGGTCAATTTCAACACCTGCATCGGCCTTCCAGTCAGGGCCGGCGGCGCGTGTCAGCATTTTCACTCTCACAACACCACCCCCTCGATGATAAATTCAAACGTCCCGGCCCCGGCGTTGCCGCCGTTGGCCACGGTGATTTTGATCCGTTCGTCACAGACCGGGATCGGGGCGTAGGAACCATCCACGTCCGTGCCCGTGTTGTCTTGCGCCTTCACCATCGGATAAATAACGGCGCTCGCCGCAAGGTCGTCCTTGTCCCAGACAACCACCGCGCCTTTGTCCGTCACGATGTCGATGTCCGATCCTACGTCCAGCCCGCCGCTAGTTGGTTTGATGTACCGCACGGAGCGTACCATCCCGTTTAACGCCGGAGTGTAGACCGTCGCCGCGCCCTCTGCGTTCGTGAGGACGGGAACGGATACCCGTGTCAGTCTCATACCGTCACCCCCCTACTCGGAGGCGAGGATACCGACACCCTCAAGAGCTGCGAGTATGGCATTCACCGCCGTAACTATTGCGGGCCCATCTGCCGCTTCTGCGAGATCTGCGATGTTACTCGCCTGTGTCCCGGCTGCGGTTATCTTCCCGCCAGCATTGACCACCAGCTCGTCACCGCCTTGTTTCATGTACACTTTAGCGTTGTAGCTCATGCGTTCATCTCCTTAATCAGAATGTAAAAAAGAGGGGCTTTAAGCCCCTCTTCTCATGCCGTGCCCGCGATGGGCGAAACGTGCGTTTCCTCGTCGAGATCAGTGGCCGCCGAAGTTATCGGGGCGGCACGGGATTTGAACAGGATAGCCCACACCGGCCCCGTCGCGGTCGCAACTCCGCGCGTGATTTTCGCGGCTACATACCGTTTCAGCGGGCGAACGAGCCCAACCTTGAAATACGTCTTGTTGCTGGCCGCCTTCGTTCCGGCGAGGTCCGCCAGGGTCGCGCCGTTGCTGGCGCTGTCTTCCTGGAGATTTACAAAATTGCCCGCGTTTTTTGTGGTGATAGAGCCGAGAAAAACAACCTCCCGGTATCCGGCCATGTCCACCACGTCCGTGGTTATGGCAGCGGTACCGGAGTCCTGCGCGGCCTTGACCATCATCACCTTGCAATTTTCAGAGAGGTTCACTCAAGGCACCCCCTTCTATCCGAGCTTGACGCGGACAAACGACTCGGCGAGGACAGGGGCTCCGTCGGCGTACATTCTGCCAATGAAGCCGATCTGGGAGGTTCCCGCGTAAAGTTCGACGAGCCGCTGCAGTTCCACGCCCTGGAGCTCTGCTATCCAGTAGTTCGACCAGTTGCAGAGCGCGCCGACGTACAGGCCGGTGGTCCATGTGGTGGGAACGTATTCAGACTCATCAACGGGCAGCCCCATGAGGATGTCCGGCTCGCCCACGGTAATGCCGGGCCGCCAGAGGTACTGTCCTTCGCCGTCCTTCAGTTTGCTGATTTTCTTCACACCGTCGCGGTGGAAGATCCACCGGGCGGAGCCGCGGTACTGCGCCTTGAGCGCGTATTTCGCCTCGGTGAGTCCGTCGGCGGTAACAGCCGTATCACTGTTGCCGGTGCTCACGTCCCGGTCCGTGTTGATGCCGTTTGCGTCGGCGGTGAAAATCCCAAGGGGTTCTCCGTCGCCGTCGCCGTTGAGGAACGCGTTTTCCTGTGCAACGGCGAATTTGTACGCCAGGCGGTCCGCGACAAGGTTTTCAATCGGCAGTGCGCTGGTCCGAAGCAGTTTCATGGAAATTTTGATCAGCTTGGAGAGCTGTTCGGGCTGCAAGCTGCGCCGTCCGAAGGCCATGGTGCTGTCCTCGGAGGGAGCGGCTATTTCCGTGGTCCACGTGGGATCGGCAGGGTCAGCCGTAAGCGTCGGAACACCAAGGGTATCGCTGCCGGTCACGGGCAGGACGGTGGCGTACTGACGGACAAATACCCGGTTATCCAGCCCCTTGATGAGCCGTGCCACGAACTGCTCGGCGGCGTGGAGAAACCCTCCGGACGCGTCGCTGTCGTTGGCCAGAGCGCGATATTCGGCCGCGTTGCCGTTGATGAGGAAGCTCCGGAATGCCTGAAGTTTCCTTTCTTCAGGATTCTCTTTCTTACCCTCGGGTTCCAGCCGTCCGGCCTCTGCGAGCCGCCTTTCCTCTTCACGGAGTTCCTGCTCCCGCTGGATTTTGTCTCCGAGCTTCCGGGCCTCGTCAAACGCCTTATCGTACTGTGCCCTCTCCTCGGCGCTCAGTTCCCGCTTTTCAGCCTCTGCCGTGTCCAGGAGCTTACGGGCCTCTGCTACCATCGTTGCGCGTGCTTCCATCATTTCCCTGATATTCATTTCAAACCTCCAACAGTCGGATTTTTTCCCGGAGATATTCCGGGGCTTTTGGTGCCGGTTCTTTTTTATGCTCCTTCGCCACGTCGCCAAGGCTCCGTACCCCGCTGGTGGCCGTGGGGTACGCCGGATACGTAACAGGTGAAACGTCATACAGTTCCCGGACCTTAACGATGGTCCTGACTACAGGGTTCCCAGACTCGTCCCATTGCTCCACGTCCACCGTGAAGGCGAAGCTCGACTGATCAACGTCCCCGCGCTTGATGCTCTCCACCAAGTCCCGCGCCCACTGCGCGTCCGGCGGTGTGACCTCATAAAAAAGCCCCTGCTCGTCCTCGCGGATCTGCAGGGTGCCGTTTTTTGTGCGTCCTAAAACGTAGTTCGGATCGTGGTTCCACAAGGCTCTTACGTCGCTTTTCCCGATGGCCTCAGTAAATGCGCCTTGGGCGATTTTTTCCCGCATGCCCCACATTTCTTCCGAGAGCTCGTTGAACCGCGCCGCGTAGCCAATGATTTTCAGCGGCTCATTCTCCGCCTGCTGTATCCGGAACTCCGCCGGGATCGCTCGTATTTCCCTGCTGTCCATCCTCTGCCTCCTTTCCCGCCTGCGAGATGGGTATCATTTGCATCTGCAGGTAGTGTTCATCGCCGCCTTCGACCGGATTAAGATTCTCCAGTGACCGGACCTCGTTGATGCTCATCCAACCGCTGCGGATGGCGACCTCGTATGCATCATAACGTGATTTCACGTCGCCCTTTAACATGCCTTCCGGCTTGAACTCTGCAAAATACCTCTTGCGCTCCCCCGGAGATAAGAGCTGCAGGGATATAGCCTGTTCAATCCTTTTGAGCCATGGCGAGAGACTGAATTTCACGAAGTCGATACTCTGGTGTTCGATGTTGCTGAACGTCGCCTTGTCCAGGTCGCCGATCATGTGCAGAGGCACACGGAAGATCCCGGCGATCTCTGAGCGGTTGAATTTTCTCGTTTCGAGAAGTTGCGCGTCCTCGGGATTGATCGTCAGCGGTTTGAATTTCAGACCGTTTTCAAGGATGGCCACCCGGTGGGCGTTGTCCGTGCCTTGATACAGGTCGTTCCACGACTTTCTGAGACGTTCGACGGCTGACGGGTCTTTGAAAAACGCGTCCGTCTCCAGTACACCCCTCGGTGTCGCGTCATTGTCGAAAAATCTCCCGGCGTACTCGCTCGCCGCTATCCCCTGCCCGATGGCCTCCGCCGCCACCTTCACCACGGAATGACCCCGAAGGCCGTCGAAGCCCAGACCCGGGATGTGGAACAGTTCTCCCCACAGGAACGTCCGGCTGGTGCCGTCCTTCATCGCCACGTCATATACGAGTTCTCCTGTGGTGAGGACCTTCCTGGGTGTGACCGTGGATGGATCGAGGAACCAGAGCGCTGCCACCCGTCCGGCGTTGTCAAGGTCGATGAGGGCATATGCGTTCCCCCACAAGGCGAGTGATGCGGTGACGGCCTCCCAGAACGAAAACGCTGTCTGCCGAGGGTTCGGGGCACCGTGCAGGAGTGGATAAAGATAATGGTCGGCAGCCTCCTGCCGTTCATCGCCTTTGCGCCGGTAGATTTTGAGCGGCAGTTGCGCTACTGACTCCGAGAGAACGCGTACGCAGGAGTAGACTGCTGAGAACCTCATGGCTTTTTCTTCGTCCACCACGGCATCTCCTGTCTCCCCCGTCAAAATGCGAATTATTTCGGTCTCGGAGGGGTGAACTGACAAGCTCATTCCCCGCCGGAAAGCGTCCAAAAAACGCGAAAAAAATGGTTTTTTCAGCTCTTTCACCTCCATCCGGGCATTAAAAAAGACCCTTTCGGGCCTAAAGTGTTATCAATCCGCGCGATTCGTAAACGGATTCTCGCTCGTCTTGAGCCTCCTGCATAGCTGCTATGGCTATAACAAGAGAAACGATAGGGTCTATTTTTTCTGTAGATTTTTCTTTGTTTGGCTTAATATTCCCCGCTGGATCAGAAGAAATAACCACGTTATCTGCTGCCCAGGTAAGAACTGGGTTATCACCATGCCTGAGCGTTTCATTCAAAACATGGGTTTCGAGTATTTTTGATGGAGCAGTCATTGAAGCATATCCTTGCCCTACCGGGACCACATCAATGCCAGCGTCTTCGATTATTCTTGTAACTTCTTTTGCCCCCCAACGGTCAAAGCCTATTAACTCAAGAGCCGGATATTGTTTTTTAAAAGCTATTACTTCCTGAGCTATCGCCCTGTCATCGATAGCATTACCCTCAGTCCCTATTAGATACCCCTTTCCCATCCAATGATCATAGGGTACCTTATTTTTTTTGACTCTCTTCCACAAGTTTTCCAGAGGGCACCATGATTTATTCAAAACGTACAGAAGGCCATCTTCCGCTGGTTCAAAGACCAAAGTAAAAGATGCAAGGTCATTGACAGAGGCCATATCCAACCCGCCATAACACCTGCGGTTCCAGAGTATTTCTGTATCGAATTCACCGCCGCAGGCTTTCCACATGGCAAGGTCAAACCATCGTGTTTCTGCTCTCGTCCAGACATTGAGTCTATAGCGTTTAAAAGCATTTTCTTTCGCAGGTGATTCTTGGGCTTCCAGGCATTCCTGCCGAAAGTTTTCCAGTTTTATAGTCTCTCCCAAGGAGGGGTTTGCCATAACCCACGCATCCTCATCACGCCAGTCTATTTCCTCAATGTCAGAATTTCTTGCTTCTGCATCTTCCCAATTCGTTGAATAGATCAGGGCAAAGAACGAATCATCAAATAGTAGCCCTTTGAGAATCTTTCTGGCGTATTCATGCTGTTCCCAGCAGATCGTGTATCGGTCGAACCCCGCTGTAGTAATTGAAATGATAAGTGGCTGATCCCTTGCAGCCCCGCCATAGCGCAACGTATCCCAAAGGGCTCGTTTTTTCTGAGCATGAAGCTCGTCAAAGATCAAGCCGTGAATGTTGAGCCCTTCTTTCGTCGGTACGTCTGCGCTCAGAGCCTGGTAGATGCTGTTTGTTTTTGGATAATAGATAGTCTTGGTAGACGGCCTTCTTTTCAGCCTTTTCTTCAGTGCCGGGCTCTTCAAAATCATTCTCTCTGACCCGCCAAAAACAATGCTGGCCTGCTGCCGGTCAGCAGCTGCAGTATAAACTTCTGCACCCTGCTCGCCGTCTGCCATAGTCAGGTAAAGTCCCAGACCGGAACATAACTCTGATTTTCCATTCTTCTTCGGAATCTCTATGTAAGCCTGTCGAAACCGCCGCGTCCCATCTTTGCGTTTCCATCCGAAGAGCGGCGCTAAGAAGTTGTATTTCTGCCAGTCCATAAGCAAAAAAGGCTCGCCTGCCCATCTCCCCTGGGAGTGCTTTAGATACCGTTCAAAGAAATTGATAACACGCTTGCCTGCACGCTCGTCAAAGTAGTGACCAGTTGAGACAGCGTGTTCATCCGCTATGGTAAGGGGTAGCTTCTCGGCGTCAAACTCCACATGGGGATATTTATTCTTGACATCGGGACGATACCATTTCATTCAAAATCAGCCTCAAATGGGTCGATTTCTTTATCCTTCGGGAGAACCAGACGACACCTCGAAGACGGAGTCAGGCCAAATTCAGCACAAAAGGACTTGATTATCTGAGCGTATTTGATGGCCATGGCCACCTCGGGACGAGGCACTAAATTCACTTCTCCACGAACGTTGGTATATGACATTGTCATACCTTCTCTGTTTATCGTTTCCGTGGCTTCCAGCCATTTGGAATACGCGTCACAATAAACTGCGAGGGCTGCTCTGTCTATTTTGCTTAAGAGCCCTAGATCATAAAGGTCCTTGGCTATTCTTTTCCATTCGTTTTTAGCACCTTGACCAAGAGTCGACGGACAGAGCGGTCTTCCCTCTGGTTCCTGAGCATCCAAATTCAGCTTCCGCTTTCCTGGATTCCCCTCCAAAGCTTTCAGTTTGTCAGGTTTTGGCCTTGGTCCCCGCCTGCCCATCTCATCACCTCCAATTCAAAAGGCTAAGCGAAACTTGCGGACACGCACAATCTAATCCACGCCGTTGACTTAGGGCTCAGGTTGTAGAGATTTTATCCCCCCCTACCCATGCTTTTTGTTATGGCACGCCCGACATAAACTTTGTAAATTACTTTCGTCAAGAGGCGCACCGCCTTCACTAATCGGCAGAATGTGGTCAACCATTTCTGCTAATCTAACTTTCCCGTTCCGTTCACATTCCTCACATATCGGATGTGCGGACCTATAAAGTTCTCTGAGCTTCCTCCACCGAGTGGAAGCATAAAACTTATGTAGCTTCGGCCTCAACTGGTTATATTGCTTCTCCCGCCGTTTTCGCTTCTTTTCCATCCACGCTTCACCGGGTTTTCTGGGCATGAGTTCACCTCTCTCCCAAATACCAAATATAAACTTTAGTTTAAATTGCCATAAAATAGCGATCACCTACACTTTGTAAAAAACTTCCTCATAAGACTAAATATTTATATAACCCGCTCTACTACAGGCTTTGCGCCTTGATAGAAAGGCGGAGCTGATCTAACGTGAATCTGACATAACTTATGTTCTGTAACATTCGCCAACTACAACTTCGAGCCGCATGAACACAGGCTTTGTTGCCAGTTATAAATGACTTAATTTTGCGTTTATTAAAAAACTTATTTATATCGCTTATTTAATTCCCTGGAAGGTAACACTTTCATAGATAAAATCCTTCTGGACTTGATCAACGCAAATGTAGCGAAGCGTGTCCTTTGCTGAGTTGTGGCCATATATCTCTTGTATGGCAGCTATATCTTTTGTAGTTTTATAAGCCCAGTATCCCCATGTTTTACGTATAGTGTGTGTTCCTACTGATTCTTCTATTCCGCAGGCCTCTTTTGCCTCTTTAAGAATTGCGTACGCTGTTTGCCTAGTGATGCTTCTAAGACTTCCATCTTTGTTTCTCTTGCGTGAAATAAAAAGAGGATATTCCATCTCAGCTTCTTTAAAAGGTGTTAGATATTCTCTTAAAAAATCTCTGACGGGATTATTTATCTTTATAAGACGGGTTTTTCTTGTCTTGTTTTCTTTTATGTTTATGTGTGTTCGAATCTGCCTTCTGCCCCCAGGCTTTTCAACAAGAACATCTTTCACTTTTAGTTTTAGAAGATCCGTTATCCGCAACCCAACGTGTATTCCCATAAAAACCCAACCGTAATCTCTAAAATTTTTCTTATGAAGATATTTGAGCATCGCTTTGATTTGTTTTCGATCTTTAAGCGGTTGAACTGTGTTCATCGCCCACCACACGCCTGTCTCATTCGATTAATAGACCAGCCCCTCTTTGCCCTTCGTTCGCACCAACGGCGCATTATACGAAGATCACAGAATTCCATGTACGTAATGATTTCGGCTCCAAAAGGGAGAGGGGAACATCGTACATCAGACATGCCAATACGTACGCATTTTTTCTCTGGAATTCCCCAGAGAACATACTGCCTCGCCATGCTGATGCCTCCTCTCAATAAAAAAGGCCCCAACAGAAGAATCTGCCAGGGCCTTTCGTATTTATTTCCACACTACCATTTTAACAGTTTTAAAAAGATTATCAGCGGAACATCAAACATATTATTAACGGAGTATTAGAGACTTTGGTTTTTATTCTCCAAACAACGCGAGCTGAAAGCCTCCTATCACCTCACGAGCTATTGCCAATGGTACCGTCTTACGTCTTCTTGTCACTGTTTTAGGATTAACGGAATATTTTGTTGCAACACGTGCTAACATACTTTCTTTATAAAGCCTTGAAGAGAAAGGATTATCCATGTATCTGACATGATCTATAAACATATTCCAGTCAGCAGGAAATACTTTTCTGAATGATCTTGCTGACTGGACTACCGTTTCCCATGTACCTAATGTCTCAAGGAATTGAACAATGGCATCTCCAGCTGCTATTTGGCCGAAAAAAGCGTCAGTATTCACACTTGAATCTACCCGCTCAATATCATCTTCGCTTTTAATAGACTGCGCTAGCTCAAACCACTCGACATCAGAAAGAGGAGGACGCTCTCCCAATAAGACCATTACGCCTGATGGGTGGTAGGTCACAAGTAAATCTATAATTGCTGATAAGCGCTCTATCTCATTCATTGTCATCCTCCTCTACTTCCTTACCCTTGCTGTTGCTTAAACCAGGCGTTATATACCTTTTCTTCTAAAGTATCTCCCTCAAATTTATAAATAGGCTTCTCCCCTTTTTTAGGGTTATCCCACTTTTCCCACGCTTCTTCTAATGTTTCACATGGGCCTGTTTGTTGACCATAACATTCTGAACATATTATGGTTATTTTATTTCCAACTTCTGTTAGAATTTCTATTTTTGGAGGGCCTCCGCAGTATTTGCATTTCATATGGCTAGCCATTATTTGTCCTCTTCATATCCTCATTCTGTTTATCCTACCTTACACTCTTTCAAACTCAAGAACCCACACCCATGGGTTATCTCTCCATTTTTTACCGTCCTTAGCAGTAGAATCCCAAAGTTTTATAAAATTGTCTTTGTAAATTTTTTCGCATGTATCTTCAAGACAATTAATTGCAGAGTTTTGTATTGGATCCACCCCTTCTTTTTTTATATCATTTATGGATATTCGTTGAAGAAGATCAATGCGTACATTAGTTATCCTTAGAGTTATTCTACTTGCCCATCGCGGCATATGTACCGCAGATCGCCACTTGCCACGAATAGCCTTTGGATTATGGAATCCGTACCTGCTATCGGCATTATCTATACAAAAATATGCCCCATCAGCTGCAAACCATACAGGCCAATACCTGAAATTACTTGGTGGATCAGCATTTAAACTCTTTTCTACGGCCCATTTTTCTTTTACCCAAAGATGGGCACCTATATTACCGAATGGACAACTGAAAGGTGTCCATAAAAAGTGAGATTTTTTAAAATGCTCTGTAAGAGCAATTCGACTCATCGTTTTCTTGCCTTGTAAAATAGTCCTTACCATTTCGCTATTAAACAAAATTGGTTTTTCTTCAGGGAGTGCCATTGTTTTTTCATGCATGCCGTTTACCTCCTGCGTTACCTTCCTATAGGCAGTTTCTTCTGCACATTCTTGCGTGTTCTAAAATCCCGCGCCTTGATAAACAAGGGGTGCGACATCTCTGTCAGCCGAGAAACTATTCTCGTACCGTGCTCACCCAACATTTCTTTAAGCTGTGACATAGAGCACGCATTTGTTGTTATCACTGTCTGTTTCCCCGACCTGTACCGTGCGTCTATGAGAGAAAAAAGTTGCTCATCGACCCAACTTTTATCCTTTCTCTGTGCCCCTAAATCATCAATGGCTATACAATCGGCATCTTTTACGGCCTGTTGGGTTTTATTTGCTGTTCCATCCTCAAAGCCCGAACGGATTTCATCAAGCAAATCAACCACCGGCACGAATACTGCGCTTTTCCCACGTGAAGTAAGAGACTGAACTATAGCAATGGCCAGATGGGTTTTTCCCACACCCGTACCACCACCTAAAACGAGAGAGAAACCATCTTCCACACTCGCCATGGCCAAACCCTTTGCAGTTCTGATGATAGGATCATCCATGGTCTTAAATGTATCGAAAGTACAGCGTTTCATGGCTTCTGGAATTTTGCTCGTTTTTACCAACTGTTCAGTTTTCTTTTGCTTCTCGTATTTTTGGCGATCTAGGCAGTTACCTACTTTTATTGATAAAACTTGCCGACCAAATAATTCTTCAAAACGCATTACATACCTCATTCCGCGGTATTTACACCCGCCATATCCCGGGCAATGAGTGCAATAACGATCTTGCTCTTGTACGTAAAGAATGTCTGAAGCAGAATTATCTAAGGCTTCTATCGTGAGCGACGGATCTTTAAAATATTGCTGTAAATATTCGAGTGCTTTTTTCTCGTCTTGGGCTTTTCTACGAGGGTACTGAGTTAACAAAGCTTCTAGGCTTGTCATCGTCTCTGTCATTCAAGATCACCTCCGTATTTTTCAAGCAAAGCCTGCTGTTGCCTGGATTCCCACTCTTTTAAGTCAGACGCTCGCTGTTTTTCGTATGGGTCGTCAGGTGTCAAAGCCCTTTGTGTTTTAGATTTGCCATTCCGCCCCGAAGTCTGATATTTCAAGCTTTCGTAAATATATTCGAGAGTGAGAGTGTGCAGCGGACGTTTCTTTTTCTCGTATCGCGATACAGCCTTCCCAATCTCTTGGTTCACCCGTGCGGGAACATGAATCTTTTCGAGGGTTTTGACCGCGGAAAGTTCTCCTGGCGTAATTCCCTTTCTACCCGTTTTGAGCAAGAAATATTCCACGGTTGGGCGCATCACCTGAGGAACCTCATCAATATCAACGAATTCTGCATTTTCCTGTGAAGGAAGGGCCTCGTCAGAGGGGGGTTCTTCCTTCTCTGAAAGAGAAGTAGTATCTAGTTCACTAAATATAGTTCTGGGTGACTCACTGTCAGGGGGGGTATGACTACCAGTCATGGGGGGCTGACTCTCTGTCATCCCCTGAGCCCCCAAAATATCGTAAATATTCGATGATTGCCCCTTCTCTGTCATTCTTTCATGAATACGTATAAGTCCTCTTTTTTCAAGTCCCTCAAGGCATCTTCTAACTTGCCGTGCAGAACAAGAAGCCGCCTTTGCAAGGGTTTTTACAGAAGGGAAGCACGAATTAGCTCTTGACGCAAACGTACAAAGAGCTACATACACCATTTTTTCATATGTTGACAGATCTGAATCCATAATCACAGGAATATCAACCCTCGCAAAAGGAAATGCCCTGCAATCTACAACTTTAATGTCATTCGCAGACATGCTATTTCACCCCTGTACTGCCAAAACCGCCCTCTCCACGCTCGGTTTCATCCAGTACATCTACAACTACAAAGCCTGGTAATTCCACTTTGAGAATCACCATCTGGGCTAGTCTGTCTCCACGCTGAATGGTAAAGGGCTTTGTACCATCATTTCGAAGAGGAAGCATTACTTCGCCTCGATACTGATGATCAATTACGCCTACCCCGTTACAGAGGTGAATTCCATGCTTATAGGCCAATCCGCTTCTTGGAAAAATAAAGCCGCCATATTGATATGGAATAGCTACCTTAAAACCAGCTGGAATGTTGCAAGCTTCACCTGGATAAATAACAACATCTATAGCACTTCTAATGTCTGCTCCGGCATCGCCAATATTTTTTCTTTTAGGTATAAAAAGATCGTCTTCGACAACAATTCGTAAATTATCCATGACTAAACCTCCTTGGGCTTTACACATCTCAAAAAAAGTTTGTCGTTACCATGTTTGCGCTCGCATGCTGCAAAATTGAAAAACGGATCTAGCCGAATATATCTATTCCCATCCGAATGTAAGAATATTTCCCCTACACGCTGTTGCTTTGTTCTCTCACGACCGCTTTTATCTACATACTTTCCTACAGCGACAAAAATCTCATACTCTACGCTAGGCATTCGTCTAGTTCCTTGATTTTGTTGTGGTGAAAGACCACAGGGATGTTCAGCTTATTGGCATACTCTATTTCCATCTTGCAACCTTCAGAGCTCGCCCAATCGCCGAATACCCAAACCTCATCGGCAAGAGATAGCATGTTTCGGCATTGTTCAAAAACATCTTTTTGGTCGCCAAAAACAGGCATAAAACTAAATGCATGAATGGGAGAAAGAAGTAGTGTGTCTTTGGCTCCCACTATGGCTGATACGTTGCGGCATATAGTATCTATAGCTACACTATTTTTCCAAATTTCATCGATATCGGCTGTTTCTCCTCGCAGTGGATGTGCTATATAAATTTTTTTCATCTGATTACCTGCCATTCCGACCTACAGGTAGCGCCGCTACCCCGGTCTCTTGCTCATATTGATGGTCAAGAGTGCGAAAAACGTAGGAAATACCACTCCCGGTAAGTTTTATATTCATCGTTGAGGTTATTGCATCTGCTATTTTTTGCCAGCTATATCCCGCTATGCGGGCATCTCTAATTTCACAATAAAGCTCCGTTACTATTTTTCGAGTAATGCCACTTGATTTGTTCGGTTGGGGCACTTTCGCCATGGAAGTGAGCTTTGCTCTAGCCGTACACATTCCAGCGATATCAAAGTCAGTCATTACGCCGCATCCTCCTCAATATGCTAAAATGAGGCTAGGAGTTACAGCTCCTAGCCTATAAGTTTTCAAACAGTCTCTGATTTTCGGATCAGAGACTCTCTTTTTATCCTTTGGCAAGCTTTTACTATTATTTCCCTCGTACGAGTGTTCTCTTCAGTTCGTCGAAAAACAACGCCTCGCAATTTTTGCCCTCTATAGTTCAACAAACTAACAACTGCATTTCGGACAGCTCTTTTCATGCCAGACACATTCTTTCTCTTTGTTTTTGGAGATTTGCCAGCTGCGCAATCTCATCTCTAATCTTTTTTCTGCTTAGACTATCGTTATATTTTTGATGTAACACCTCTGCATGTGCCGTCCTAACACGTTGCAGTTCAATAGCGTCATCAAATTCTTTTAAAGCTTGAGCCTTTGAAAGCCATACAACGCAATGCATTGTTAACCCTCTTCTACGAAAGCTGAAAGCTTTTGAACGTCTCTGATTGATATATCTTTATATCTTGCGCTAAGCCTTTTCCGTTCATCCGCTCCGCAAATGGCACTGAGAAGACTGGAAGCCTCTCTTTTTGCAAACCATATTCCCTTGAAATAGTATGGGCCGCTTATCACGCCGTTTTTAGCCAACATCTTTAAAAGACTTTTCCCTATTTTTTCAAGCATTCGCTTCGGCCTCCTCTTCAATTTTCTGAACAAGATTTTTTATGTCAGATACTTTCCAACCAACTATATTTCCAGTGATTTTTATTCCTTTGGGGAACCGTCCCTCTCTAATTCCGTCGTACCATGTTGTTCGTGAAACCGGTATGACTTGAAGAACTTGCGGGAGTCGCATAAAACCGAAATCCGGGATGTTCATGATGTCGTAACCTCCTTTGCGACCATTTGACCTGTTTGACGTTCATAAATGCTGTACATGTTACTTTGGGACGTCCTCAAGGTGTTCTTGAAGATGAGATGGACGGCGAGGAGACAACCTGTTAGCCTCTATTCTTCCCAGCACATATTCCTTCTCTCCTATCGCCAATAGCACCCAACCTTGAGACAACAAAGAATTCACTTCGTCATGGTCATTCGTAGTTCTTATCTTGTTTACTCCGTACAGTATCGACATAACACACCTCCTGAGCTCTCTCTATTCGACTATCAAGGTCCCTGCTCGCTTTGTTTTTATTCCTGAAAGAGCCTCTATATACTTATTGAGTTTCCGAAGCGCATAAACAAACAGAAATCCTTTTTCAGTGTTCGCTTCCCCGTTATCCATAAGGTCTTGGAATATCACTGTTACTTCTTCCGGCGTATCGCAAGTTTCATGCAATATTTGAACTGCCTGTATAGCCTCCGCAAGAATGTTTATTAGATGGAAGCCGCTGAGCTCTCTTTCCTGCGGAGGGGTGTAGGGTTTATCAGTTCGTCAATTGTGCAACTAAATAAATCTGCCAGTTTTTTAAGGTTCTTAATTCCTGGATCTACCTCATGTGCAGGATTATCGGATTCCCATCTATAAATCGTGTTTTCTGTAACACCCATAGCTGCAGCAAGCTGAATCTGCGTCATTTTTTTTCTTTTTCTTTGAACGGAGATTCCTTTCAAAGGATCGCCCCCTTTCCTTAATTTTCTTCATACCCTTAACTTAGTGTAGATATTACACTTAACATAATTATTAATCAATAGGACAAAAGCCCTATATCTACAATATGTTAAGGCTTTTATTCCTCTGGTATGAACTTTAATCAGATTGATGTTTGCCTTAATTGTGTGTAGAGTAATATGGGTGATTAAAATGTCGTTAGGGAAAAGATTAAAGGCTCTGAGGAAGGTAAGAGGGTTTAAACAAAGAGATTTAGCAAAAGTTCTCGGTATATCCGAGAATACTATGTATCGTTGGGAAGCCGATATGAACGCCCCCTCTGATGAAGATAAAAAACGCTTAGCCTCTATTCTTGGGACATCCATAGCCTACCTTATGGGAGAGACAGAAGAGCCAGCCGCCTCTAAAGAAGCAACTGTTCGAAAAGATTCTATTAGGCATTTTGATCAATGGATTGAAATACCTGTTCTTGATCCAACAGCTATTGCATGTGCCGGACGAGGTAATGGGGGCATGATTGAGATTTATGCTAGCGCTGAAAAAACGATACTTCTACCCATTGATGTCGTAGGAAATATCTCTATAGATGCTGATAAAAAGCCGTTTGCCGTTTTGGTTGAAGGAGATAGTATGGAAGGCGCCGGAATCCCTGACAGAAGCACAGTCGTTGTGAATCCCGCAGAAGAAGTATATGACGGTGATGTTGCCTTAGTTTGTTTTGGCTTGCAAAAAGAATGGGCAATAAAATGGGTATATTTCGACACAAAAGATGGTTCTGTTGAAATCCGTTCTGCTGCCCCCCAATACAAGCCCAGAAGCTTTACTAAAGAAGAAATAAACATGGGACTTTTTTATATCGTCGGGAAAGTGACACTTCTAACGGCGGTTCCAAGGAAAGGAATTTGATCTTTATCTAAAATACACGTTTTACTACTTAAGGAGTGACCAGCATGAAATGTGAAAGGTGCGGCGCTGAATATAGTGGGGATATTTGTCTCCATTGTCTTTGGCGAATGCACTGGGGAGATAAAATACATGACGAGCCACCCCAACAAAGGCGTATGGAGCGAGCTCAACTTATCGCTAAGGTAGATAATCTAGATGCGGTAAAAGGTTCTTGCACAATTAAAGGAAGTAGCTCTACTCCATATATCACTACTCTTACATCCTGCACTTGCACAGACTTTAAACGAGCCTTCAAACGTAAACACACTATCCCTTGTAAACATATTTATTGTCTTGCCCATGAGCTCGGAATTATAGATCTCGGTAAAATTTCCAACGTTGTTATAACTTTCAATGAAGATAAAAAGCACAAAATTGACTCCCTTCAAGAAGATTCCCAAAAAGAACTTTACGCACTTTTGACGCGTTGGATATATGGTCTAGACACTGGCTCATGGATTTATTGCCGTGATGAATCTAGTCATAGAGAGTTGCTTTCTAAAGAAATCTTACAAGAAGTGGATTCACCAGAAAGACTTCTTGTCTTAGTCCACATCAGAGATTTACGCCAAGTCTTAAAAGAAAATAATTTAAAATGTCCACGAACAAAGAAAGAAACAATCAAACTTGTCTATTCACTTTGTCCAGAATCTGTTGATGAACTTAAAAAAGACTACTGCATAGTGAAATTCAAAGAAGAGGCTCGTGGCATCCGAGGTAAAGTACGAACCCATTTGAAAAAGAATTTGTTTCAAGATGATTTCGACTGTACATCAGATGATGCGCTCTATTGGGGAAGTTATATTTACGAACTTTCAGACTAGGTAGGTGGGAATATTCAAAATGAACATAGACACTCTTTCACCCGATGCAAGAACGATGCTTGCTTTTATTTTGCACATCGACATTATCGGACATCAACATGCAGAAGAGATAAACAAAAAACTGCAAAAAGAAGACCCTTCGAAATACAAAAAGCTCATGAAAAAACTCGACTGGCAAACATGGGAGTTGCCAAATAAAGGTATTGAAGAACTACTTGATAAGAATTTTATTTCTTTTGATAAAAAATATAACAGGGGGACAAAAATAAAGTTCCGCTTGAGCAATAGTCTACAAAGAGCAAAAAACGAGCTCTACACCACTTTAAAAAGCGAATTAAAACATGGCATTAACATGTGCCAAGAAACAACGCTGGGTTCCTTGTCAACACTTAAGACATTGCTTAAGGCGTCAAGCACAAATGATAACGATATTCGCTCAGGAAGGATCTTGCAAACTATCAGATGCAAATATTGTTCAGACTGGTATATGCATGTTCCCGACTGTTTTAATGCCGCTTTAGATATACAGCTGATGGAGCGCAACAAAAACACCGTCTCCTTTCTTGCCTGGACCCAAGGCTCTAACTTTGGCTTTGCCAAGGGAGACATTATTTATAAAAACTCTTATGCGGGCTCAAGTGTCTCTCCTTTGATTCAAATCGATGCTGCGTCCCCTGCAAGTATTCAAGATGGGAAACGTTTCCCAGGACATGTAAAGTTTTCATGGCATTTTACAGAAAACAACACATCTCACAGCATGACTCAAGACGAGTTCGTCCACTTCTTGATCAATGGCCCCCAAAAGAAGTTACAAAAACCACTGAAATCCAGGAGAGATTTCACTGATAAGTTGTTACGTAAAGAATGTCAGCTAACGCTTTTTTCTTAAAACTTATATTTGGAAATATGCAGGGAGGAGGTTATTTAAATACTCAACTTTGTAGCTATAGATTTTGAAACAGCGAATGAGAAAAGATGCAGCCCATGTGCTCTTGGAATAGCTATTGTTGAAAATGGCGAAATTACAGAAACAAAATCGTGGCTCATAAAGCCACCTAAAGATTACTATTACTTCAATCCTTTCAACGTTAGAATTCATGGTATTCAAAAACGCAATGTAAAAAACAAGCCTGAATTCAACCAAATATGGGAAGAAGTTAAGCCTCTACTTACAAACGCTACCGTCGTTGCGCATAACGCCTCTTTCGACATTAGCGTTATTCGAAACACCCTTCCCCTTTACAGTTTAGATATTCCAGATTGTGACATTGTTTGCTCTGTCGCTGTTTCCAAAGGAGCATGGCCTTTTTTGTCTTCATTCTCCCTGCCTGTAGTAGCAGGTCATCTAGGATTGCCTCTTATACATCACGACGCGGAAGAAGATGCAAAGTGTTCAGCTGAAATCATTTTGGCAGCGTGCAGGGAGCATAATGTTAACGATTTAAAAAAACTAAAAAAAGAGCTGAGATTCCGCATCGGAGGAATCTGTAACGGGGAGTACACACCTTCAGGAATTCATTTTCCTGCAAGAGCAAAACCGCGACATCCTTCTCCCGAAGAATGTGGCAAAGATCCTTTTCACCCTTTTTACGAGAAAAAGATTACTTTTACAGGAACATTGGTATCTATGACTAGAGAGGAAGCTTTTTGCCTGGTTGAAAAAGCCGGTGGGACCCCTCAACAAGGCGTTACGATGCAAACGAATTATCTTGTGATGGGCATTCAGGATTATTCCCTATTCACTGATGGGGAAAGAAGTGCCAAGACGAAGAAAGCAGAAGACCTGAGAGCGAAAGGTTTTCCAATAGAGATAATGTCTGAGGCTGATTTTTTGAAAATAATTTAGGGGATTTAAGCAATAGAGCCATTTGGCGAATGAAAAAGATGGGGGGCAATAATATGATTTGGTGGGAAAAAACGGTTGAATATAAATTTTTTTTACATATGTTGGAACGCGGGCTTATAAGCATATTCCCTCTTGATGGCAATCCAGAAGAAGCTGGAGATGCCATCCTCAATTTTGAAGGGAATTTTTTACTTATAGAATTTAAAAGGACTAAAAAAGACATCGATTCTGAGAACAAAAAATTTAAGGGAGAAGACGTTTATTTTGAAAATGGAGAGTTACTTCCTCAATTAGGAAATAAAGGGGAAAGCTTTTTTTCAAAGCATAGTGAAGAAGCAAAAGCACATTTTTTTATTTATGGGGAATTTTGTCATGATAGAGCTATCATATGTGCTCAAAATTACTGGTATCCGAAAATTGAGCTAGACACTCCTATTACCATTGGAGAGTGGCATAGACAAAAGGCTATTCAATCTCATGCAGAAGATCTTTCTGGTTCTCTAGAGCTTGCTTTTTCAACGTTCTTTCTTAATCGAACGAACCGTTCAGGTATCATTAAGGGCGGTGTTATTGGAGGGAAAAATCAATCTGGAGAATGGAAACTAAGCGCTCGTTTTTCAAAAAGTAATCTCATTAATCGCATTCAAAGAATTGCAAATCGAAGAGATCAAATAACCCTTTCCCGCATGGATGCGGTAGAGTTCCTTAAAGTATTTCAACATAAGAAGGATTCTGAGCCTTATTTTTTCTATCTAGACCCCCCATATTATGAAAAAGGTGCCGGACTTTACGACAATTTTTATCAGCCAGAGGATCACTCAATCTTAGCCAATTATATACAGAAACTAGAATACCCGTGGATTATATCCTATGATAACGTTCCTGAAGTTCGTAAGCTTTATAGCGACTATCGAGCAATTACATATTCCCTTAACTATACAGCGCAGACAAAAGAAGTAGGCCATGAATTTATGGCTTTTTCTAATGGGCTTACTCTACCTAATGACATTCGTCAAAAAAAATCTTCCTTTGGCTGCATGCGGGATGTCATAGCAGTGAATTGGAATTAACGTTTATTTCAACTCCTCCAGCCAATTCCCCCACCACTGCATCATTTCTCGTCTCTCCGGAAGATACTCCGCATAGTTATAGGCAGCACGAACAGAGTTACCTTCAACGTGAGCAAGTTGACGCTCAATCACGTCAGGAGCCCATCCATGTTCATTCAACACCGTGCTTGCCATGCTCCTGAATCCATGCGGAGTCATCTCTTCTTTCGTGTACCCGAGCCGCCTGATTGCGGCAAGAAGAGTATTCTCGCTCATAGGTCTGTCTTTTGTTCGAGTTGACGGGAATAAATACCTACTATTTGCTGAAATAGTTTTCAATGTTTTAAGAACGCCCAGTGCTTGAGAAGAAAGAGGTACGATATGTAGCCGCCGCATTTTCATCTTCTCAGCGGGAATGCGCCACTCTTTTTTATCTATGTTAATCTCTGACCATTCAGCCTTCCGCAGTTCTCCAGGTCGAACAAACGTGTAGGCTAAAAAAAACAAGGCATTTTTCACCTGCAAGGTATTCATGCTATCTATTGATCGCATAAGCCCGGCGATATCTTCCTTGTTCGTTAAACTTGCATGGTGCACAACAACCTTAGGCGTTAGAGCTCCTTTTAAGGTCGCTGTAGGGTCCCCAGTGCATCTTCCTGTGGTAACACCATATCTGAACACCTGTCCGCATATTTGACGTACCCTGTGAGCTGTTTCGACCTTGCCTTGGGCTTCTATTTGACGTAGTACTTGCAGAATTTCAATAGGTGTTATTTCGGGTATGGGCCTAGTACCAAGAGCAGGAAAAAGATATCTTTTTAATCGAGAGGCTACTGTTTCTATGTGCCCAGGGCTTCTTACACCTTCTATTTTTTTCTTAAACCACTCTGTTGCAACGTCCTGAAAAGATCGTGTTCTATCGTTTGATAGTGGTTGGCCAGTTCGAGCGATAGCCATTTTTGCCTGATCTCGAAGATCTCTAGCTTCTTTTAGTGTTATTGCGGGATATTGCCCTAAAGATTGTTTATATTCTTTTTTGTCAACCCAATACCTTAACCGCCAGTATTTTTTACCGCTCGTCATGATCTCCAAATACAGACCATCGCTGTCAGAAAGCATATATCTTCTCTCTCTCGGCTTTGCCTTGCGTATCGCAGTATCAGTCAGCAT